AACGATCGCGCTCGCGCCAGATATAGCGCCAGCAAATAATTCTATTCCGCCAACGTCTCCAATCTTTCTAAATAAAGCCCCGACGCTATCCTCTAAATTTGACAGCAAGCCAGGAATAGCTTTCATTTGATCTTCCATCGCCGAACCGAACTTTGTCTCACCGATTCCGAGCAAATACTCTTGAATCTCTTCTGAGTTCTTACCGATCGTTGTCGTCATTCCCTGAAACGTTAAAGAGACTCGATCGCCCTCTGAACTTGCTTTAATACCAAACTCTTTCAGACGCTCAAATTCGCCCGTAGAAGCATCGGCGACCGCTTCGATCATTTGCATCATGTCCTTACCCATCGCCGCCGACGTATTGCCGTATGAGCGGAGCGCGCGTTCTGATGGATCTAGTCCAAGAGCTTTGAGTTTGATGAAACCCTCAACCGACTGATCGAGAGTAAACGGAGTCTGAGAAGCAAACTTTTCTAATTCTTGAAACGCGAAAGCGGCGTTCTCAGTGCTTCCGGTCATTGTTTTGAGAGATCCTTTTAATCTCTCTGATTCTGTGACAGTTCTCGCGAAACTTGTAACCAGCGCACCAACTCCGAGAGCCGCCATCGCTCCACCAAGCAATTTGAACGCCGACGTTGTGCTTTTGGCGCTTTTCGCCATGTCTTCGTTGGCGGAATTTACTTGCTTGCTGGTTGTTTGTCCGGTCTTACCCAGTCGTTTAATGTCGTCGTTCGCCGCATTAACTTGCCGAGTATCAACTTTTATTTGTATTGTCGCTAGATCCATATTTTTCCTTTACCACAATGCCACGAAGAACTGATTTCATGCCTTTGGCGATTCTCTGCTCTTCTTCTTTTGTGCGATACGGAGCTTGAGCATCCTGATTATCGTATTTAATTATGCAACTCGCATATAAAGCCGATAGTCTTTTAATTGTTTCAGATTCCCACCCTGTCAAATGCAAGCCCGTTCTCGCCACAAAAGCGTCGATCTCTTGCCATGTCAGTCCGTGAACCCCTGCTCCGCTATTCAGAGCAACTCCAATTCTGCTCAATGTCTCGATGATATAGCCGAACGGCTCAATTTCTGGAAACCGTCCGGCTATCTCTTCGCTGTTCATCGTATCGATGCGCGACTGTTGTTTGTCTTTCGCTCGGGTTGTAAGCCAAGCCCATTGCTGAACATACTTCGTCAACAATGCCGTTATTTCAAAAAATAACTCGCTCGGTCTCCAGCCGCCTCCATTAATTGTTCAGCGATCCAGTTCCTTTTCTCATAAAGCATATTCGCGTTCTCTTTTGTGCATTTTAAAGATGCACCTTCAAACTCTACGTTTTTGCTCCATTTGATGGTTGCTTCTGCAAGTATTTCATACAAAGCCGATTCGAGAGCCGCGTTCGGGATCTTTCGATCCTTATAACGATTGGCGTTTCTGGTATTAACTCGCTTGGCGGCGTTTTGCCACGTTTGCGAATCTTTTCCTAAAACCGTAATCGTTAAATAATTACCCTCTTCGTCAACTAGATATTCACCACTTGCCGGATTCTGGAGCTTTACTTCAACCCCTTCTTCCGCCGCCGCTTGTAAATCAATGTTTGCCAAATCCATAAGTCACGCCCCGAAATATGATATTAGTTTATGCCGCCACGTTGACCGGAGCTGTTGTTAGCTCTAGTACAATGCTGTCCGACTTTATGCTGTCAACGCCGCCAGCGTTAACTTGGAAACTCATCACTAGACCAGTGAAATAATCGTCCTCACCATCTGGATAAGTAATCTTTACCGATACCTCAGTATCAGAATTTGCCGCCGCTTTAGCCGCAATTTGTCCGGTATCAGAAGCATCTGCCGCAAAATTTAGCGTAAGATTGCCATCATTTACTGAACCTTTTCGCTTTACAACGCGACGCTCGCCAAGCGGAGAATGAGTCACTAGATTAAAAACCGAACCGAATGCCGGTATCTCAGTGATCTCGCCGACAGTTGCATAAGTTAATGCTTCATAACCGGCTTGGTCGAAAGTTGCGGGAAGACCTGAGACGATGCCCAGAGTTGTACCCGCTGAAGTTTGAATTGCCATTGTTAATTCCTCTTAATTTGCCGCCGACTTAATGTTTTTAGCCAGCAAACGGTTAAAATTTTGCAAGTTTTTCCGAACCATCCCGCTTGGAGCTTGCTTTGACCAGCCAAATTCCAAGCGTTCAATATACGGAACGTTATTTGTCAAATAATATAGATCACCGACTGCAACGCTAACAGTTTGGTCGACTTCTGCGATTGCTTTCGCTTCGCCGGATCTCTGATTATTTACAGCAATCTCCTTAGTCGCCCCGCGACCGATGGATGCTTGCCAGTTGCCTCTAGCACGACCAGTGTCCGCTGGCGTGTCCTTAATTATTGCGGTACTTACTTCGAACAAAGTCGCTCGAATTCCCTGATTAAGATTTCGGGCCATCTTTGATTCGATTTTCTTCCAATCAGAATCCCAGCTCAAACGATTGCCCTCCAGGAAATTGTTACTGGTACAGAATACCAGCCTTCTTCCGTTATTCCCTGCGCCATTGATGCGCTAACTATTTTAACTTTTACAGTGTTAAAAGTGTATTCAGCGCCACGCGGAAAATGAAGCATTAAAAGCCGAGCTTGTTCTTGAGCTGTGAATCTTCGATTACTCCGAGAATCATTGACTGTTATTTGATATAAGCCTTCGTAGTCATCTGCGCTCGAATGGCTCAAACCAACTGGATCTTTGATATTAGGAATAAACGCTTCTAACAAATAAAGAACTCCGTCTTCTGGAGTAAATGCCGCGTTTTCGTAAGCGATCGGCGGCTGTCCCGCAGTCTGGAACTCCTGCAATCGAGAGGATAAAGCCGTATTAATGTCTTTTTCTGCCGAACTCATATTCTTATCTGCACATTATAAACGATGTTTGTTCCCGCCGGACTCAGAGATTGAACTGACATAACTCGCCAGACTTTTGAATCAACGGTTACGGTCCAAGCAACATCCGGCTCAACTGCGATATTGTTAATAATTAATAAAAGATCAGAAGCTAAAACCGTTGAGCCATTAACTTCTTCGTTGCCATAACGCCGAACTACTGCGAAAGCGTCGATTGTGTTATTTGTTGCTGGTGTTGTGACTTGTCCGGTCGCCGGATCAATAACTTCTCCGACCTTATAGGCGAACGTAACCGTCTGCCCGTTATCTTTGAGCAATCTGGTCGCTGTGTCTTGGAGAGAGCTGTAATTGATCCCCATATCAACCCCGAATCGTTCGGATGTTATTACCCATGCTTCCGGAAGTGACCAGCTTTCTCATTGCGTTGCCGATACTTCTGATAACTGTCGATATAGAAGCGTTATCCATGTATTCGATTTCGATAACGTCAACTTTCTCTCGTTTGATTGCTCGATCCACTGTTGATAGCGGATCATTTCCGGCCATGATAGAAATGGCGATCGTGATCTGCGCGTCCTTTACTAGATCGGGTATTTTGTCGGAGTCTGTCAAATAACCATCAATATATAAATCAGATCGTGGAAATTGCAAAGACTGAGTTTCAATGTATTTTATTCCGCGAAATGGTTGCTGTTCGAAATAATCCATCGACAAAATAAGCAACTGAGATTCGTCTCCGTATGTTCCGGAGATTGTAATATTACGATCGCCGCAGTATTGAGTGAACTCGGCAGTCGTTACATAACTGTTTGCGTTTGCGACGATCGAGCCGTCTTCGACGATTATTGTTGCCATCGTTTAGCTCTCCGATTTGAGCTTTCGAGTTTTCTTTGGTGTTGCTTTCGTGCTTGATTCTTTCTTCTCGCCGAACAACTTCATTGTCTTCGGATCAAAATCTGATTCGTTGATCGTTACACAGTTGCCATCTCTATCGATCTTGACTGTTGGTAATTGCATCTTTGTTTCCCTTTAAGGATACGGAGCGCCCGAAGACGCCCCGAAATCACTTTTAACCAAGTAGAACAGCCATGTGCTCTGGCTTGATGGCAGAAACACCCCAAGCAAGCGCAACTTCGAAATGAACTTGGCGATACTCTTTATACATTGATACTTCGAACGTAATGCCGCTTCGCGGATCCGTCATCAACATAACGTCTTCAGCAAGATCGCCCTCAACTGGTCGAGCCGGAGCGCGAGTTACAAGAACGATCGCGCTTCTGTTGAAAGCCATGTTTGCGGCGTAGTCATCAGTAACCGCTACCGCTACATCTGAAGCAATCGCTTCGCGTAATCCTGGCTCAGCGATTGTTACATTGCCACCAGCAAGCGCAGTAGTTACAACATACTTGTTTGAATCTCCGGCGAAAGTTATAACGTCACCAGCAACAACGGTTCCGGTTCCAGTCTTTAGACCAATGACGGTTGCGTCTTTTGCTTGAATTCCATCGGTAACATAGTTTGCACCAGTTCCTTTGGTATGAGCGTATGATTGAGCCGACTCTCGAATATCGAGTCCAGCAGTTGAAAGCATAACGCCCTGACGAAGCATTGAGTCGTTACCTTGTATATCGGTACGGCTCTGCAAGCCAAGCATTGAAGCACCAGCCGCAGAACTAACAACTAACTGGTTGTCTGTTAACGGAGAGCCATTATCCTTTAGAATTCTAAGAGAATTGGAAGCGTCGCTGAAATTGCCAGCAGTTCCGAACGGAGTTGTTCCAGCAGTACCGAATGCGCGAGATGCCTCAACGTATAAGCCAGCAAGATCTGATTCAACTTCATTGGTTAAAGTTCGCATCGCTTGAGCGAATTGATTCTGGAGAAGACTGTTATATCCGCCGCCAGTGTTCAAACCGCGTTGCTCTTCTCCGTTGTAACGAATAGGAACGCCACGCGACTTCGAAATGCTCAAAGTCTTATTTGTTACGGTTTGATCGCCAGTATTCGGAGCTATCTGCGCCGGAGTGATGTCAGCCGCCGCTGATGCTGGAGCAACCGCGCTTCGAATGGTTTGTCCTTTGGCCGCACGCTCCGCATTCGCGTCAAGTGTTACCGCTGGAATCATTCCGACCAATTCACGCGAGACAGTATCAAGCGCTTCATAAAGATCGGGAGTTAAGTTTGTTAATGTATTAGCCATGTTTTTTTACCTATAGATTAGTCTGAGATGATGCCGCCGTCTTTAATGAACTGCATCTTTTTAGATGCCGCCATATTATCAAAGTCGGCTCGATTAAGTGATTTCGTGGCCCCGCCACTAGCAGAACTCGTCGCACCTCCCCCAGAGGCCGATGAGCCGTCAACCAAAAACGGATATTCCTTTGCGAGATGGTCCATTAATGCCGAAGAATCAACTTCCATTCCGCCGACCAC